CATATTCTTCCATTGAAAAATTTTGATTTTGATTACCACTTTGATTTAAAAGATAAGGTAATCCATTAGATTGTGTAACAGGTTGCACCATTGGTGCTTCTTCTTTATTAATAATTTGTAAACCAGCAGGATTATTAACTGCCATTGGAGCAACAGTATTTCCATAGACATTCATGTCATTGTATACTGCGTTTAATTGGTCCATTGTTAATGCCATTATCTTCTCCCATCCGGTTGTATATCTATTCTAAATGTACCTAGTTTCCAAAACTGACTTGTACTAGTGTTGTCTATTTTTAAAGATATTGATCTAGCTCTAGCACGTGTGTCTATTTTTTGTGTAGAATTATTTACCGTAAATGGTCCAAGTGATGAACTGGCTACAGTGTCATTAGGAAAATCTTTTAAATTTAATGTAACTCTAGCATCACCTGTTTGTGATAAAAAATCTGGTATGACTCTTCTAATTTTTATCATAAATTCTCCATCACCTCTAAGATCTGCTGTTCCACCTTCTGTCATACCTATATCAAAATCTCCAGATTGTATATTAGCAGTAATAGCAGAAGTTGCACCTTCTTTAATTTGATCTAATCCTTTTTCATGTTCATAATATATTGACGACCCATCTGTATTACCTTGCACATATGTTGAACTTGTGCTTGCTACATTAGTATCAGCATCGTATTGTGATGCGTGTGGTTTACCAAACACTGCAGAATCAGACCAAGCTGTTCTATCTAGTGTGCCCGTAGTCCATATAGGTCTATCAGCTGAAGATTCTATATAATTATAAGTTACAATTCTATTGACTGTGTTAGATCCAGAATTTGGATAGAACCAACTAATCTCACCAAACAAGTTATTTAAACCTGCATTAATATGTTGTTTAGGAATTGTATTTATATCATCAAAAACATGATCTTCAACTAAACATGGTAGTGATTCTAGTTGTCCACCATATTTAAAAAAACCATTTTCTGACATCCAATACGCTATACCATCAACTTCAACACATGCATTTTTACCAATCAATCCACAGTTAGTTCCAACTTGTTCAAAAGCAAATGTAAAAGGTGCTCCAACAAATCTCATAATAAATAACGCTGTATCTGTCCAAACGTAAATTGCGTTTCTACCTCTTAGTGCGCCAACAATCCGTGATCCGTCGGCCAGTCTTTGTGTACCAGCACTGTTAGTTGCTGTAGGTGTGTAGTCTGTAATATCTTCTTGAGAAGAAAATCTTATAAACATTTCGTCTTGTGTAGATTTAGTTCCTATAGTTGTTTCTGTACCAAAAAAAATTAAATGTCTGTCAGGAGTAGATACCAACATATCACGTGATGCTGTTGGTGCACCACTTGCAATTGCTGCTCTAGTTGATGTAGCGTTATTTGCATTTGAATCCCATGTAAAACTTTCACCATTAAATATTGTTGCAACTAAAGTATTACCTAAATTATCTAAAGACCATAGACCAGGATCTGTTACAATATCTCCAGATGCTGCAGCGTTCCATGCAAAAAAGTTTGATGCGTCTGTTACTGTTGCGCCACTAGAATGTATTGCTGCTGTTGTACCAGTAGCTCCTCTTGTTAATCCTGATAATGTGCCTCCGCTATTACCAGTATAAGTAATTAATTCAGAACCAATTTGTACTGTACCTGATGATGGAAAAGATGTTGAACTAGCCATAGTTAATGATGTAACTGATGCATTTATTCCTGATGAAAGTGTTGATGTAAATTGTCCTTGTGCTACACCACCCCATGATCCAAGACCCCAACCAGTAGATGCAACTTCTACTGCTGGTCCTACTGGATAATAGTGTTGTACTCTAATACCACCAGAGGTGCTTGCTCCTGATCCTGATTCGTTAGAAGGCATGGTAATAGTTAAAGTAGTATCAGTTGGTATATCTGTTACCATAAATTTTATATCTGTAAAATCACCAGATCCAAAATTAGAATTAGTAATAGATGTAAAACTATCTAATAATATTACATCGCTTTTATTTATATTGTGTGCTGATGCAAAAGTTATTGTTACAACTGCAGATCCATTTGTTGTAGAAAATGCACTAGTTAAAGTTGTAGTAGCTTTGATTGGGTGTATGTCATAAAAAATACCACCAGAATAAGCATACAATATTCTATTTGTACCTAACGCTGCAAATTTAATTCCTGCTGTATTTACAAAGTGATGTATTGCAGTGTTTCTACCAGTTAAACTTGTAGAACCTAGTTGTGCCCAACCACCTATTTTTTCTGGATAACCATATCTAAACCTAACATTGTCACCTTCAATCCATTGGCCTTCACCACCGGTTGATGTAACTTGTTTATTAAATCCTGGTGCAAATTGTATTTTTTGTAACATATAACCTCATTGTATTACATATTCCTTATTGGGGGAATACCTAACATCGGCCTTTTGTCAAACCTATTATCTTTTGCAAAAGGACCATTTACATGGTTATAGTGAAGAAATACTTGAGCGCAAGTATTACCTTCTAGAGGTTCTCTCCAATGTTCTAATTCGCAACCACTATATACTAACATATCTCCAACATCAAGTAAGACTTCTGTGCCTGTTGGTGCTCCTGGTTTTATAATATTTTTGCGTTCATCAATAACATTATTAGCTCCTGTGCCATCAATAAATATAGGCCACTTATCCCCACCTAAATGAATAGTAGTTGATATTTCACAGCTAGGTCTATCTTTGTGTCTATGAAGTGTATCACTTTTTTTATATATCCTAGCGTAAGAATATGTTGGTAATAATTCTAATCCTGTTTCCGCCTGCATAACTGGTAATACTTTCATCATTAAAGTTTCCATTACATGATCTGCATAGTGAGAATATGTATTTGGTATCTGTTGATCTTTCCATGTGCCAAACATACCATTATCATGTATAATATTATTTTTATACATCCAACTTACTGCATCTCTTTTAAGCATAAAATAATTAAATATAAAATTAGCTAATTCATATGACACTGCATTTTTAATTACTTGGTATTTTTTATTTTGAAAACTCATACTATCATACACTTTTGTAAAAAATTAAAAGACACTGATATTCTTATATCATTAGATTCATTAGGATCAACACAATGCATTAACCATGATGGAAACATAATACATTTTCCAGCAATAGGTTCATAACTTGTTTCTCTAAATAATCTTGCAGGTTTTTTTCCATCTTTTTGTCTGGGTCTAGACATACAAGCAATTGATCTTGGATCATCTATTTTTAAATGTCCAGAATTTTTAGGGGCTTTAATATAATACACACCAGACCACAATGAGTTTGGATGTTGATGAGCTCTATTCATTCCACCTGGTGGATTAATGTTAGCCCACATATTACCTAACACAGGTTCACTATCTAAATGTTCTTGATCATAAATAGTTTTTTGACATGCATATAACATATTAACTAATTTTTTAAATTCAGGCATTTCGTGCATGTTAGTTTTTGAATGCCATCCTTGGACATTAGTTCTAGTAATACCTTTATCTTTTTTAGACCAAGCTACAATATCTCTTTCTAGTTCTTGATTAAGAGTTGGGTGTTTGATATCTGCAATATAAACTGGTGTTGGAAAAAGTAATTCTCTATGCATTATTTAAATGGTGTACCTCCAAACCACATAACAAGTGATTTTCTATTTCCAAGTATAACTGGTTTAACTCTATGTCTTATAAAAGATGCAAAGAATATTGCATATCCTTGTTTAAGTTTTGCAACTTTACCTTCTTTCATTAATTCCAAATCCCCTCCTTCAAAATCTGATTCAGGTGATAGTAGGCAAGTCATAGATATTTTTCTAACAGGGGGTTCGTGTGCAAAGTTTACATCATTGTCTACATGCCAATCATAAAAACCACCCTCTGGATATTCTGTGTATTGTGCCATTTCTGTAATTGTCATTCCATCAAAACCAAAATGATTACCATTAGTAGTTTTCATAAAACGTTCAATGTCTTTGTACATGTCATTCATTTTTTTAAATGGTATCCAACTAATATGTGAGGTTCTAGTTTTAGTATCTAACTTGCCTTCGTTAATACTTTTTTTGTTTCCAACATAAGCATCTTGTTTAGGTTCAGCTCTCCCTGCTTCAATAATCATTTGACATTGTTTAGGTGTAAAGATTGGTTGTGTAGTCTCTACTATAAAAGATTTCCAACGTGGCTCAGTTATCATATAGCTCCTCTGTTTTTAATTGGATCAAATTGCACATCACAGTTTGCAGCTAGTGTTCGTCTAGTCTCTGTCGTACCATTAAATGGATATACGCAGTGTCTCATATCATAAGGAAATACATAAAAATCTCTAAGATCCATTGGTGGTTGGTAATCTATTTTAGCAAATTGACCATTAGCAGCTCCTAGTATTTGTAGTCTACCATTTTGTTGTATGTGTTCTGCTGAATATTCTTTACCAAAAGTTGATGGCATTTTTAAAATCATTACCGAAGATAACCCTGTAAATAACATCCCTCTATGAATGTGTGTAGGGTTATATTCGTGTTGTTTCATTTCATTTACCCAAATAGAATTTAAATGAGTATCATAATCTTTAATTTTGTTAAATGCTAAATAATGTTTAAATATAGTCATAAAATAATCTGTTACATTTCTTGGTAACAAGTTATGGTTTTTCATTTTAGATTGATCTTGACCCTTATAAAACAATGAATGTTCGTTCTCAATCTTACCAACTAACTGACCATTAGCAGGTGCAAGGTTATGAAAATTTTGTTCATAGATCTGATTAATTGCTGTAAAAATATCTAATGGTACTTGATACTTTAAAACAGACTGACCTAAAAATACAAAATCAAAATTAATCTTTTGGTTTTCCATGTTGAGTTAATTGTTCTTTCTCTTTGTAACTGCTTTCTAATTCACCAGATTTTTTAATTCTTTGTAATGAATTTAATTGACCCATCACATTAAATATTTCAGCCTCACTTGAATTTGCATTTAATGTTTTTGCTTTTTCATGATACTGTAGTCCATATGATTCTAGTTGATGTTGGTTAACATCTTTGTCATTAAATGATCCATCATTAAATTCTTTTTTTAATCCAGACCACATTTTAATTTCTCTCATTCTATGCTTGGCTGTTTTTTCCATAGATGCTTTACCAAATATAGCTTCGTCTAAATCAATTTGATATTTAGTTGCTTTATAATCATCTTGTTCTTTTTCAACTTTACCTTCTAACCATTTAATCTTTGCTTCATTTCTTCTATAGTCAAAAGATAATGTCATAAGATTATCCAAGTAACTAGATTGTTCTCTTACACACTGCCAATATTTTGATGCTTTAGTTGGGTATCTATTATCTTGAAGAACAGAAAATCTTGCTTCAGTCTCTGTTCTAAACATTTGTTTTTTAGTCCAAGTATCTCTTAACTCGTCTACCATACCTTTAAATGCAGATAAGTCATCTTGTTCTAATAAATTATTTAAATGAGTTTCTTCACCTTGTATTACTTCTTTAACGTCTTTTTTCATGTCTTTCTCCATTAGTTATATTTAATATATATACTATATAAAATTTATTACAAGTTTTAGGATAGATCAAATTCTCTAATATCTATAAAAGGCACTGTCCATTCTTCTGATGCTGTTACTCGTGCAGCTCCAGCAAAAGATATAGCTGCTGATGTAGTTCCTGCTGATGAATGTTGTCTTACTCCACTATTTAAATCATTTTGTTCAGCCCAAGAAGTTCCATTCCATAACTCTGTTAAAGCTAGATTAGCTTCACCATTATATCCACCAATACCTAAAGCGTCATCGTTGGCAGATCCTGCACCTCTTATATGATCTCTAGCAGTATTTAAATCTGCTACTTCTGTCCAAGAGGTATCATTCCAAGATTCTGTAATTGCTACACGTGGTGCTGCACCCCCAAAAGCTAAAGCTGATGAATATATTCCTGCTGATCCTAAACTATATCTAGCAGTATTTAAATCTCCAACTTCTGTCCAAGAAGTTCCATTCCATTTTTCTGTTAACGCTGAAGCTGATGAAACATATCCACCTGTAGCTAAAGCAGCTGTATTACTAGCACCTAATCCTGTTAAAGCTCTCCTTGCCGTATTTAAATCTGCAGCCTCTGTCCAACTTGTTCCATTAAAAGATTCATTAAGTGCTGAATTAGTATCTCCGCCACCAAAAGCTAAAGCAGAAGTTAATACACCTCCACCTGCTAATGCATTTCTAGCAGTATTTAAATCATTTGTTTCAGTCCAAGATGTACCATTGTAAGACTCTGATAATGCTGAATCAGGCGGATCTAAAGTACCACCAAAAGCTAAAGCTGCTGTTTGAATTCCTGCACCTGCTAAATTATATCGTCCTGTATTCATAGTTCCACCTGTAGCCCAACCACCTACAGAACTAACTGTAGCTCCTCTTAATTTTGAATTTGTAGTGTTATACCAAACTTGTCCGTTAATTAGATTAGTTGGATTACTTGATCTAATTTCAATTTGAAATCCGTGTATGTCTTTGTAATCTGTCATAATTAATCTATGTCCACCGTTTTAATAGTTAACGTGGGATTATTCCATTCTTCACTCTTAGCTGAATTAGGACTAGGAGACCCACCAAAACTTAAAGCTGCCGTAGTGCTTCCTGTTCCAGCATTTTTTGCTATTGCTGTATTTAAATTATTTTGTTCTACCCAACTTGTTCCATTGTATAATTCTGTATTAGCAGTCACAGCAGTGGATTCTCCTCCAAAAGCTAAAGCTAATGTGTTCGTAGTTCCTGCTCCTCCTAAAGTAGCTCTGTCGGTGTTCATATCAGCAACTTCTGTCCAAGAAGTTCCATTCCATGATTCTGTTTCTCCATCAAAAGCTGAACTAGGTCTAGCACCACCATATCCTAAAGCAGCAGTTGCAATACCACTTGATCCCATACTGGATCTTGCAAGATTTAAATTATTTAATTCTGTCCACGCTGTACCATTCCATAATTCTGTGTGTGCTGAGTTACCACCACCAAAAGCTAAAGCAGATGTGTTAGAAGCTCCTGCACCTACTATTGTTTGTCTTGCATTATTTAAATCTCCAACTTCAGTCCATGATGTTCCGTTCCAAGATTCACAAAGGTCTTGAGCATCATTTGCGTCTTCTCCACCATATGCTAACGCTAATGTTTGAGTGCCTGAACCTCCTAATGCTTCTCTTTCAGAATTTAAATCATTAACTTCTGTCCAAGCCGATCCATTATATGTTTCTGTATGAGCTGCACTACCACTACCACCAAAAGCTAATCCAGCAGTTTGAGTACCAGAAGAACCTAAAGTAGCTCTACCATTATTCATATCACCACCACTAGCCCAAGATGCAGCACCTTCTGCTTGAAACTGTAATACTTTATTAGTCTTGTCATACCACACTTGACCTACAATAAGATTATCAGGGTCAGTGGTGTAGTCACGAACTTTAACACCGTGTATGGCTTTATATTCAGACATTTTATTTTTATTCTTCTAATGTTATGTCAACTGGCTTTGCACCTAATCTTGCAATTTTTTCATCAGATGATTCGCCATCAACATTATTAGCATCCCAAGCATCTTGACCTGCCTCTACTACTGCTGTAACAATAGTTTGAGCTTGATCTTTTGTTTTAACAGCGCCTGCAACTTTAGCAATCCAAAGATTACCGTGTTTGTTGTATGCAGGAACTTGCCAAACATTACCAGGATAGCCTACAAACGTGATTCTTTGAGATTCATCGTGATCGATGAAACCCTTTCCCCAGTTTTCTGCTACGCAGTATTGATATGTTTTTGCCATAATATTCCTCCTTGTTAATCTGTTAATACCTTAGTTGTAGTAGAACTTCCACTCCATTCTTCAGTTGCTGCTGTAACACTTCCTGTATTTCCACCAAAAGCTAAAGCTGCTGTGTTAGTTCCTGCTCCAGCCATACTATAATTTACAGCAGATAAATCTGCTACCTCTGTCCAACTTGCACCATTCCAATCTTCTGTAACGGCTAATCTTGCTGTGGCATAACCACCAAAGGCTAAAGCACCTGTTGTAACACCTGCTCCTGCAACTGAATATCTTGCAGTATTTAAATCTGCAACTTCAGCCCAAGCTGTTCCATTCCAAGATTCTGTGATAGCAACGGATGTTGTTGTATATCCACCAAAAGTTAGTGCAGCTGTTACTATTCCTGCTGAACCCATAGAGTTTCTAGCAGTATTTAAATCTGCAACTTCTGTCCATGATGTACCATTCCAACTTTCATTTAATGCTGAGTTTCCAGGAACGCCTCCTCCAAAAGCTATGGCAGATGTATTAGATGCTCCTACAGCTCTTATATCTCTCCTAGCAGTATTTAAATCTGCTACCTCAGACCAACTAGTTCCATTATAAGATTCATTAAGTGCTGAAAGTCCTGGGTCTAAATTTCCACCAATTGCTAAAGCAGATGTTTGAACTCCTGCACTTCCCATACCTCTTCTTCCTTGACCTAAATTATTTCCTTCAGTCCAAGTAGATCCATTATATTCTTCTGAATTGACCACTTCTGCTCCTGGTGCTGTTTCTCCACCAAATGCTAATCCAGCAGTTTGAGTACCCGCACCTCCTAAACCAGATCTTGCAGCATTTAAATTACCACCTGTAGCCCAAGATCCAATGTTTGAACCTGGACCTGTCCATTCTTCTGTTGCAGCCGTATAAGGAGGGTTAGTTTCTCCACCAAAAGCTAAAGCAGATGTATTAGATGTTCCTGATCCCCCTAAATAAAATCTTGCTGTGCTTAAATCACCATCTTCTGCCCAACTTGTGCCATTAAATAATTCTGTTTTTCCTGATGCAGCTGGAACCGATCCACCAAAAGCTAAAGCTCCCGTTGCTGTGCCTGATCCTGCTAAACCATTTCTTGAAGTATTTAAATCATTTACTTCTGTCCAACTAGTTCCATTCCATGATTCTGCATTTGCTGTTCCACCAAAAGCTAAAGCAGCAGTTTTAGTACCAGATGCAGCTAAAAATTTTCTTGCAGTATTTAAGTCACCAACTTCAGTCCAAGCAGTTCCATTCCAAGCTTCAACAACAGCTACATCAACTGTTGCGTCTTCACCACCTATTGCTAAAGCTGATGTATTAGATGCTCCTGCTCCTGTTAAACCTTTTCTTGCAGTATTTAAATTTCCTACTTCTGTAAAACTTGTTCCATTATATGATTCTGCTGTAGCAACAACTCCAGTACCACTATCACCTCCAAAAGCTATAGCAGATGTAGTATCATTACCAGTTGAAGCATGAGTTCTTTTAGCAGCGTTTAAATCGTTTCCTTCACTCCACGTTGCACCATTGTAAGATTCTGAAACTGCTACTTCAGTGCTTGTTAAACCACCCGTTGCTAAAGCTGAAGTTTGAGATCCATTACCTGCGTGTTGTTCTCTAGCAGTATTTAAATTACCACCAGTTCTCCAAGCACCTGCTGAAGTTGTGTTTGGAAATCTATAAGAAAAATTAAGATTTGTACTATCATAAAAAAGTTCACCAGTTTTTGCACTAGTTAAAACTCCAGCGTTGCTACGAACTGTAGCTCCAGCAATATCTTTATAGTCAGCCATTATTTACTCTTCAGTAGCCAACCTTGAGTACCATCTGTAAATACTAAAGTATTTGCTGCTCTTTCTACAGATACAGTTAAATCGTCTGTAGACCCGTGAATTTTTTCTGAACCATTAGCAGCAATCGTTAGATTGTTAGTGTCAAAAGTTGCTCCATAATCAAGAAATGAAATTTCATCACCAATAGTTCCTGCAGGTAATGTTAAAGTAAATGCTCCACCTGATGTATTACAAAATACACCTTGTCCAGCTGCAGCTGTAAAGTTTCCTGTTTTAACAGCTTGCCATGATGTACCACCACCAATGTATGTTTTGATATCTGTCATTGCAACTTGGACCATTGTACCAGCATCGTTTAGTACAACTCTGTCTGCATCTGCAACTGTTGTTGAAGTAGCGGATGTTCCACCATCCATAATATTTAATTCTGCTGCTGTAGCAGCTACGTTAGTTCCACCAATATCCAAAGTTGTTACAGATATTTCACCTGCAACA